CTGGTTATATGCTAAGTATAATTCTTGTAAATTGTGAAGTTGTCCAATCTCTTTGGGTATCTCTTTTATCTGGTTATGATCTAACCTTAAATATCGTAAATTGTGAAGTTGTGATAGTTCTTTGGGTATCTCTTTTATCTGGTTATTATTTAAGTATAACTTTTTCATTTGATAAATATCTTCAATATATTCTTTTAATCCTAATTTAATGTTAAGATTAGTTAAATCGTATAATAAAGTATAGGTTTCTCTAGGAGTATCTTTTTGAAACATAGAATTATAGTTCGGGAATTCCTTTTTTAATTTAGCATTCCAAATATCATTCTGTTGACAGACTAAACGGTCAATACGTGGGTGAGTAATACAAAAACTTAATAGATCAGGTAGGTTTAATTGGAGACCCAATAAAAATAAAGCATCTTTAGGTAATTCGTTAATAAGTATTTTATCCATATCTAATTAAATTATTTTATATTGTTAATTTCCGTGTAATAAATATATAAATCTATCATTTTTTACCATAAATGTTTTATACGTGGTCGCAAACATCAGATATTGTAACCATTACAGTGGATATAGAAAATATAGATAAATTAGACATAATTATTAAACCCAATTATATGAGAGTTAACGATATATTGGATGGAGAATTGTCTAAAAAGATTTATCCAGATGAGAGTGTATGGTATTACGGGTCTGATAAGAAAAAATTAATAATTGAATTAATGAAGGTAGAACATAAAGATTTTGAAGGTGTATGGGATCGTTTATTTGTGGGAGATGAGATTAGACATGATATGGTTGAATTAAATTCAAATCAGGTTTCAAATGAATTTTTAATGGAACAACAGAGATTGCTAAATAGAAAGCTTTAAATATATTATTATATATAACATATTTATTTACATTTTTAAGGTAAGGCGATAACACCTGTGGTCCATGTTAAAATGGCTATACCTCTACCTGATCCACTCACTTGCCACATTTGGTTGGGGTATAAATTGTTATTTCCAGATTGTTGCCAAAATAGATTAAATTCTGTTACAGCTGTACCTGTACCTGAATCGAATTCACCATTAGATTTTAAATTTGGAGTCCAATGTCCAAAAGATATAGTACCTGTGGGTGGAACATCACTAGCTAATCCTGTTAAGCGTGCGGGAGATAATGTGGGGGTGAAAGTTTGCAATATAGGAAATAATGATTGGAAAAATGTGTAATTAATCATAGGACTATTTCCGGCAATAAAATATTTAATAGCTGCATGTGGTGCAGATACAGGAGTAACATTTGGTGGAAACGTGTATGTTCCTGTTCCTGTAAATCTCTGAAATACAGTAGGGAAGGTTACAGCCAAACCTATTTCATTGCTACCAGGTTTAGGAGTAATGGTTACATTACCATCATCCACAAGATCTAAATTACCTGCTCCATCTCCATTCACATTATTAATGGTTATCAAACCTCCGGCTGGTCCGGTAGGTCCTGTTGGTCCTGTAGCTCCTGTTGGTCCTATAGCTCCTGTTGGTCCTATAGCTCCATCGGCTCCTGTAGCTCCTGTAGCTCCTGTAGCTCCTGTTGGTCCTATAGCTCCATCGGCTCCTGTAGCTCCTGTTGGTCCTGTTGGTCCTTCAAATTTACTTAAATCACAACATAATGTAAAACATTCATTTTCAAAAGTATAAAGATTCCCATTTTTACAGTCTAATACTTTATCTCCATCAGCAAGATTCAGTTGATCTTCTATATTGACAACTTTTGGAGGAACTCCTAATTCAACAACATCATACCAGATCTTTAAACAATTATCAGGTTCGCAACAACAAGATCTAGAATCTCCGGAACCTGGTTTGTCACTGTTATCGGCAAGATAATATATGCTAGAATCTTGTTTCTGAGCTACCCATTTTAATTCTCCTCCAGACATAGCTGATTGGTAAAGTTTTCCATCATTAAGAGCTAACATATATTTACCCTCTGGACCTACACAATAAGGATCTGTATGTTTCATGGTCCATCCCGTATAAGCAACACTAATGCATTCAAACTTTTGCCCGTCAGAATCTGTAGGACAGGCAGAACATGATCTAGACCATGTAAATTTACCCAGTAATCCTTCTTCAGGTCCCAAGACTTGACCATAAGTATAATAGGTGTTAGTTTTACAATCAAAGAATTTATCTCCAGGTTTTATATTACATACGTTGAAAATATCCTCAACCTTAATTTCGGATTCGGTTGCACTCTCTAAACTACCTACATTACAAGCATTATTATAAGACCCTTCAGTTCTTACATAATACAAGCTAACAAATTCTGTTAAATTCAGCGTTGTTGCAGCAAAGTAATATTCATTTGGTGCATCTGTAACAGACGCCCATTTCTTAACACCACCATCTTCAATAAGTTCATATAAAAACGGTTTAGGGCTAGGTAATAGTACATAACTACCTACATCAACACCTGGTGTATCAATAGGAGGCAAGATACCATTGGCTGCAAATAATCCAGTGTATTCTATACAACCTGAAATCAATTGTGTTCCTCTATTAATTTCACATTCAGCAACCCATAAACATTCACAAGCATCTTTACATTGCAAAGTAAAAATTCTTCCTGTGTTTGAATCTAATACTTTGTCTCCCGGGTTAAGTTTGCATAAAACTTCTAATTTGACAGCTTTTCCATTAAAAGTGTTAGTGTTTTGAACAATAGGTGTTACATACCAGATTCTTCCGTAATTACCTGGACCTAAATTTGTCCCAATACCGCTTAAATCTTCAAAATAATAATATGGTTCTAACGGGTTATTGGGACCACTCCAAAATTTAGGTTGAGGTAATCCTGTAGAAACATAAAGATCTGCATCAGGTCCCCCATAATCTAGAAAGTAAATATTAGTCTGATCTGTAAGTGCAAGTGCAAGATCTGCATCTTTAGGATTTGAAATACCTCCTAATCCATTAAATTTAATACAAATACACTTAAAAATATCTCCCCTGGCTATATTACATTGTATTTCCCAATAAAATCGTCCATTCTCTTTAACTAATTTAAAGACATTACCAAAAATACTATCAATTACTTGAGCACCCTCTTTTAATTTACATTTATTTTCTAACCTTTCACGGGTTCCTTTTCCGGTTCCTACTCCTGTATTAACCCACCAAATATACCCTTTAGTTTGCTGGTCACCACAACATCCTACTAATTCTGTTTTAGGAACAGGATCAACTCCTCTTTCAAAATAATAGAATTCACCTTGAAATGGAACGGCTTCCCATGCTGGTGCTCCGTTTACATCATTAGTTCCTGGTTCTCCCGTACTCTGATATAATTCAACATCATGTTCTCTATCTTTAGGATCTAAATTTCCTCTAGCTAGAAAATAAATATCTTTAATTGCTTGAGTTGAATCTAACTCAGGTCTAACGGTATTACATGGAACACATGCAGGGAGATTTCCTACTTGTGAAACACATTCACATCCTGAATCAATTTCTGGGAATTCCTCACCAGTACATCCTGTAGGACCTTTTGTCTGATCTACAGAAGGACCACCCAATCCGTAAAAGGGGATTTCAATACACTTTAAGGTTCCGCTTGATCCGGCAGGACCTCTAGGACCTTGAGGACCGGTAGGACCAGTTTTACCTCTGTCTCCCTTACATCCTTTTGGGCCTGATTTTCCTTTAGGTCCCATGGGACCCATTTCTCCTTTTCTTCCTCTTTCACCCTTTTCACCCCGAATTCCTTGTTTTCCCATGGCACCACGAGGACCTCTAGGACCCGTAGGTCCTTTTTTCCCATCAATACCTGGACATCCGGGTCTGCCTGGTTTTCCGTCCATACCTGGACATCCGGGTCTGCCTGGTTTTCCGGGACATCCCGGTTTAGGTTTAGGACACGGAGGGCAAAAACTTGAGGATGAATAGGAGCATGATTTTTCAGTAATACAAGTATCTTCTTCAGAACTTTCATCACTAGAATCAGAATAATTAAATCTTCTACGTCTACTCATTTTATAATTTCTTTTATTTTCTTTGAATCTTTTATTTTTCTTGATTTATAAAAATATATAATTTTAGATTATATATTTAGAATAGCTTATTGAACCATTTAACACAATTAAGATCTGTCTTAATCTCTTGATATAATCGATCCTTATAAGATACATTTTGTACATTATTGGTTTTAGTATTTTCTGTTCTGGTAGCCTTAAAAGATATTTTAACCCCCATTCTTTTTAATTCCTGTATCTTTTCTAACTTGGCACAGGCTTTAATTTCTGATTCTTCCCCTTTAACAATTAATTTAACCAATTTATCTTCAGGAGGAATATAATCATGAATTTTATCAGGTGTAATATAAACAATCACTCTTTTTTTTATTCCTAAATCTACCCTCTCATGTTTAAATGAAGATTGAGTAAATCTAAATATAGAGACTGTTTTATCACTACTATCGCCAAAAGCATGTTGAAAAGGTGTCCCAACATAAATCATATTATCTTGTAGTTGTTGATAATCATGGATATGACCTGATACTACTAAAGGATTATCTAAAGACCATTTATCTCCCGCCTGAGAAATGATAGCTCCCATCTTGGCTCCGAAGAATTCCTGATGAGCAAAGATTGCATTTGTATTCTCTAATGGGTTATCTACTGTATTAAGAGCATCCATAAATTTACCTGGAGGAACATAAGGACTAAAAATAAATCTAAAAGTTCCAACCTTTAAATCCACAACTTTGTCAACAACATATGTATTATCCCAATGTTTCATAGCATTGAATGGGTGTTCGTCAGTTAAATAATTACTATTATTAGGTCTATCATGATTACCCACAATTACAAATGTTGGTGATATTTCAGATAATCGTTTAATTAATTGTTCTGCTTTCATTAATGGGGTAACATGTATAGTCTCATGTCTATGTAAAATATCTCCCAATACAACTATAATTTTAGGTTTTTCCTTTTGACATAATTCTACAAATTTATTTGACATCTCTTCGGACTCCGGGACATTATTCACCTTAAAATGTGGATCACCTAAACATATTACTTTAAAATCTTCTGACATTTATCTCTTTATATGTATTAAATTCATCATCAATTGTAATTTAAAAAGAAATGTATTATAGGAAATGAATAATACATTTGTGACAGCATATTTTGATCTTGGTAAAATAGAAAATAATGATGAGAGAAGACAGAAGGATGATTATTTCAAACATGCGGAATTCATTCTATCTCAAGATATTAATCTTATAATTTTTATTGAACCGGAGAATCAATATCATATTTTAGAACAGAGAAAGGATTTTATGCATAAAACTCATATTATAACAATAGAATTCAACCAGTTAGAATATGCGGATCAGATGGATATAATTAAAAGAAATTTATCTTTGAATCCAGTGTTTAATTTTAACCCGATTAAAGATACTCCTGAATATTTAGTGACTATATGGAATAAATTTTATTTCTTGAAAAGATCTATATCTATAGATCCATTTAATTCATCTCATTTTGCATGGATTGATTTTGGTATTACATATATACCAAATATAACATTAAATTATATAGAAGAAGATAGGATTTTTCAAGAATTGTCCGAAAAAATTAAACTATTGATCTTGAGAGATTTTAACCCCAATGAATTTCAGAATTTAAAAGATTATTTTTCCAGAATTCGAGGTATATCTGCCGGAGGGTTTATTACAGGTTCTCTAGATAATATGTTATGGTTATCTAATACTTTTATTCAGGAATTAAAATATGCTATTAAATATGGATTTTCAATTACCGAACAACAATTATTACCCCTAATTATATCAGAATATCCCGATTATTTTAACCCTTATTATGGAGATTATTGGAATATTTTTAGCAATTATAGAAAACAAAGAGAAAATTATTCCAGATTCAAAAAGCTGAAAACAAACATGGATGGTTTAATCCAGAAATGTAAAGAGGCTCGAATTCATTCAGATCATCAGAAATCTTATAAATTAGCTAGACAAATATTAGAAAGTCGAAAAAACTCATATGATCCTATTAATGAGGATTTATCTATTGTTTGTTATTATTTAGGGAAAAAAGATGAAGGGTTTGAAGCGAATGAGAGAATATTAAGATCAGAGGTATCCAATCATATAAAATTTCAAGCTTTAGCTAATACATGTTTCTATGTTCAACCCATAAATCTCAAATTCAAAAAGAATATTACATATGGAGTTCCTAAAAATTATTATCGTTCTACTCCAGCTATAATTAAAACAAAAACAGGATTTAGGTTAAATTTAAGAGCAGTTAATTATCAAATTACCTCCACAGGTCAATATAATATTAAAGGTGATGAGGGGATTGTAAGAACTAAAAATTTTATTTTGGACCTAGATTCAACCTTGTATAAATATAGAGATTTTAGATTAAAAGATTATGAATTAAATCCTAGATATCCAGGAAGAATAGAAGGATTGGAGGATATAAGATTGTTTGAATTTAAAGACAAACAATATTTCTTTGCTACATGTTGTGAATGTATAAAATCTAGAATTCCCAGAATCGTCTTAGGAGAATATGATCTGGATGGTAATATTTCATTCATTAAACATCTAACTATTGGAGATAAAGATAATTCAGAGTGCGAAAAGAATTGGTTACCTTTTGTAAATAATGAACAGGTCTATTTTATTTATAGTTTTAACCCATTAAAAATATATAGATTAGATATGGATACTTATGAGACAGAATTATACCACATTGATAAAGAAAAAGATGATTTCCAATATAGAGGGTCAGCACCACCTATATCTTATAAAAATGGATGGTTGCTAACCATCCATCAGGTTCATTACTCTAATCCTAGAAAATATTATCATAGATTTGTATGGTATTCTAAAGATTTTCAAACTAAAAAATATTCAAGGTTATTTTATTTTGAAAAGATCGGTATTGAGTATAATTTATCTATATGTGAATCTAGTGAAGGATTATTGATAACCTATTCAGTCAATGATGCATCCTCTAATATCGGATGTATTGATTATACAGAATTAGATCAGATGTTAGAATTTTCAGATTATTTAAATACTACTTATATGTATCAATATCCTGAAGAGTCTAATAGAGAAAAGAAAATATGTCTAAGTATGATTGTAAAGAATGAATCTAAAATCATTACAAGATGTTTATCTTCAGCTTTACACGTTATAGATTATATTAGTATATGTGATACAGGTTCAACCGACAATACTGTTGAGGTTATAACTAATTTTTGTGAAACCAATGGGATAAAATATAAAATACATAATCATGAATGGAAAAACTTTGGACACAATAGAACCTTATCCTATTATGCTGCTAGAGATTCATTTCCTGATACTGATTATGTTCTATTATTGGATGCGGATATGGTCTTGAAAGTTAATGATGTTTTTGATAGCCAAGAATTAGTTAAAGGGGGTTATATGATTCCTCAAGGTAATTCAAGTATATATTATTTTAATATTCGTTTAATGAGTACAAAATATAATTGGAAATGTATAGGAGTAACTCATGAATATTGGTCTCCCGAAAGTAAAGAATACACACAGGAAAACATCACCTCTCTGGAAATATTAGATTTAGGAGATGGAGGTTGTAAACAAGATAAATTCGAAAGAGATGTTAGATTATTAACTCAGGGATTAAAAGATGAACCTAATAATCCTAGGTATATGTTTTATCTGGCTCAAAGTTATACAGATATAGGAGAATGGGAGAAGGGAATCGAATGGTATCAGAAGAGAATCGATGCTGGAGGTTGGTTTGAAGAGATATATTATTCTTATTATAGAATAGCCTGGATTAAACTTCAGATGGGATTAGAATGGGATCAGGTGATGAAATCGTATTTGGATGCATGGAATTATTGTCCTCAGAGAATTGAACCTTTATATGATATAGGTATGTATTATTATGATAAACAGGAATGGGATCAAGCATATAAATGGTTAAAGAAAGCTTCCGAGATACCTTTTCCAAAACATCTAATTTTATTCATCAGTAAACACATATATGAATTTAGAGTCTGGCTTAATTTAGGTGTTGCGGCTTATTATGCTGATAAATATAAAGAATCAATAGATGCTAATATTAAAGCCTTAAAATCTTCTTATTGTGATCAGGAACAAGAGAAATTAATTAGAAATAATATGAAATTTTCCATTGAGAAACTTAAAGAATAAATATATGATATAATCATATATTTAATGATGTTTGTAGAAGAACGAATCTTTATTCTAAATATGTTTAAGATAATATACTATATTGAAAAATGTTAAAAGTAAATGAACATAATTGGTTTAAGGATTTGGTTTATAATGGGGATGAACCTTTACAGAAAGATAGTATTGTCTTGGAGTTAAAGGGGGAAATATTAACTCAACCAACACGTACAAGCATACAGATTGATTCAGATAAACATATTGAAGATTCTTTAGGTTGTTTTATTAATCATAATTGTAACCCCTCTTGTAGGATTCAAGATAATAAAGTAATGAATAATAGAATTCTAAACAAAGGGGATTCTATTACATTTGATTACAATTTAAATGAAGATAATATGTCTAATCCATTTATTTGTCATTGTTGTGGTGAATTAATATCAGGTAAAATGAAGAAAAACTTGGCAGTTATCATATTGGCTGCAGGTAAGGGGACTAGAATGAAAAGTAATTTACCTAAAGTATTACATAGAGTAAATGGGTCACCCATGATAAATCGTGTTATTTCAACTGCTAAAAAATTAAATCCCGATAAAATAATTGTAGTTGTATCTGAACAGAATTATCTTCGAATTAAATCAGCTATAGAATATAATAAAGTTGAATATGTTATTCAAAAAGATGTATCAGGTACAGCCTCGGCTGTTTTATCAGCTAAATCCAAATACGAGAATATGAATATATTGGTCCTATTAGGGGATGTTCCTTTAATTTCCTATAGGACTTTAAATAGGGTAATATCTACAAAAGCTGATTCGGTTATACTTGGTTTTAATGATTCTAATGTCTTGAATAAATTTGGAAGATTAATATTAGATAAGGATAGAGTAATAAGAATAGTTGAATATAATGAGGCTAATCAAGAAGAAAAGAATATTAGTCAGGTCAATTCAGGCATGTTATATTTGGGGTCTAAATTTACTCATTTATTGGAAGAGATAAATAATGATAATACTAAAGGAGAATATTATCTGACTGATATTGTAGAGATTATGAATAAGAAATCACATACCGTAAAATATATTGAAGCTTCTAAAGATGAATGTATGGGAGTAAATACACAACAGGATCTTCAGGAAATTCAGAAATTACACAAAAGATATATAAATTGAAAAATGGAAAGTTTTCAAAAAGTAGAAAA